ACGGTGACGGGCAATGAATATGCAAACAGCGATTCTGTTGTTGTTAGACCGGTTTGTAATGGTCTCGAATGTGAATATTGTAATAATCACCCTTAGATCTTGCCGCCATAAAGCCTGAGTAGATGGATTCAGGTACACGGTAATACTCATAGATTTTTGGGTTATGAGTAAATTGAATAAATAGACGATTGTTATGTAGATCATAGCCAATCGCTTGAATGGCACTTGAAAGGACGTTTTGCATTTGCACGGTTTTACCCTTTTGTTAGTTGATAGATTGGCGAATTTAGATTCTAGCATAAGGGTAATTTTAATTTCGTAATGGGTTAATGGTTATGGTTGATAAAAACGATGCTTCAATAGTGGCTCACTTACCAAAAGATTATCAATTGGAGTTCGAGCGTTTAGCTGAACTTGAAGGCACTTGTAAGTCTGAATTATCTCGATTATTGATTATTGAATATGTCGATAAAAAACGTGCTGATTTCAGGCGTATGAAAACAATTTTTGATAAGAATTAATACAGAACCAAAAGAACTATAGGAATTTGGTTACTTGTGCGGAATGTCGTCACTTTACCCGCGACAAAATAGGATGGGGTGATGGTATAGGCAGTTGCGGGCCGATGGAAACATGGCTAGATAAGTTTGAACGACGTAGACCTAGACCAGATCTCTACGATAAGAATTTTAAAGCGCTGGGCGGCAAGGTCTGTTGGCCTGATGTCGAGCGCGTGTGTAGTAAGTATGAACCAGTTTTGCAAGGCTAGGGTAGCTCCCGAATATACGGCCCCTTACCGTACCGTCTTGCATCTTTATTTAAGGGTTATTGAAGGAGTAACAACATGGCAGATTTCGAAGTTGGAATGCGGTACGCAGTGCGCACTAATAATGAACTTGAACACATTACTATTTTTGATATGACAGCTGATCAAGAGTCGTTTCATTTATCAAGATATGAATCTAAGTTACTTAGGAAATGGCTAAAACAGGCTGAAGACGCTTTAAGCGAAGAAGACTAATGTCAGGCTGGATTTGTTTACATAGGGATATACAAAATCACTGGATTTGGGATTTTAAGCACGCTGATAAAACGATGGCATGGATAGATATGCTGATGTTAGCCAACCATGAAAAAAAGAAATTTTTACTTAATGGTGTATTGGTGGAATGTGATCGAGGTGAATTGGCTTATTCGCAATTAACGCTTGCTGAAAGATGGCACTGGTCACGCAACAAGGTACGAGGTTTCATGGAGTTGTTAAAAAGTGACGGAATGATAGTACAACGGTCGAACACTGTAACAACTGTGATAACTATCTGTAATTATTCACAATATCAGGATTTACAAACAATGCAAGGTACAGCGGATGGTACAACGGAAGGTACAACCAAGGTACAACGCACGGCCAGCGCAGGGCCAGCGCAAGGTACACAAACAACAATTAAACAATTAAACAATGAAAACAAAAAAGAGGTAATAACACTTGACGCTGACGCTCCACCTGCAACCGCCAGCGAAAAAAACTCAGAACCGAAGAAAGCAAAAAAGAACGAGTACAGCGAAGATTTTGAAAAAGCCTTTACCGCATATCCAAAACGGCAAGGTGATAACCCCAAGGAAAAAGCCTTTAGCGCGTGGAAGGCAAGATTAAGAGACGGATTTACGGTTGAAGAAATGACTTCAGGGGTTGAGAGGTATTTGGCTTTTTGCCAGCACGAAGCAAGCATAGGTACCCAGTATGTCAAACAGGCCGCTACATTTTTTGGGCCTGATAAAGCATTTTTAGAAATTTGGGCGATAAAACAAAAAAACCTGAGTACCACCGGACAAGTGAATAACTCAGGTTCATTTCAACAACATGGAAATTTTAACCCAAAAACCGCAAAAACGATAGCGGCGGGGTTGGAATGGCTAAACGAGGGCTAAAAAGTGATTTTGAGCGATAAGAAAAAGTTTTTAGAGATTATGACTTCTTGTTCATCCGTTTACAGACAAGAAGCCGATAAATCGACTATGCGAGTTTTTTGGCAGTTGTTAGAGGCTTACCCAATTGAGGCTGTAGAAAAGGCATTTATTAACCACCTGAGAAGTAATAAATTCTTTCCAACGCCATCCGAAATTATTGCTAGCTTGGATGTTAAGTATAAACACCTTGGCTCTGACGAGGCGTGGGCAATGATGCCACGATCTGAGTTTGAAAGTGTCGTTTGGACAGAAGAAATGGCAGCTGCTTACGCAGTGGCTTTTGATTTGATTAACGAGGGTGACAGGATTGCGGCGCGTATGGCATTTAAGAACGCTTATGAGCGTTTATGCAATGAGGCATCTTTGATGCAAAAGCCTGTTGTCTGGACAGTATGCAAAGGCTATGACAAATCCCTGATTGAGCCGGTATTGCAAAAAGCCGTGTTGCAAGGGCGTATTACGCAAGAAGTTGCTGATAAGCATTTACCGGCTCCACAGGACGCGGGTGTTATTGCTGGATTGATATCAGGGAAAGTAACTGATATGCCTCACAACAACGAAAATCTACGATCAAGATGGAAGCAATTAAGTCAAGCCATGAAAGACGGCCAGAAAAGACTGGCTGAATCTAAGCAGCAAGAGATTTTAGATCGTGAAATTGAGCGAAAAAATAAAGAAATTCAAAATAAACACATGATTGAAAAAGCTGAACAGTTGTTGATAGATGCAGAGATTGAAGCATGAAAGTTATTTTTAAAGTTTCAGACGAACGCACTAAATGGCACGCCAAAAGAGCGATAGAGGATATGCCATTAACCAGGCCTATGGTTGTCACTATACAACCAGAAACAAGAACCCTAGCTAATAACGCGGCGCAATGGCCTATTTTGAACGCTTTTGCTGAGCAATTACTTTGGCCTGTTAATGGCCAAATGGTAAAGCTAGACGCAGAAGAATGGAAAGATATCCTGACAGCTGCCTACAAAGAGGAAACCGTCAAGTTAGCCATGGGATTGTACGGCGGCGTTGTTATGTTAGGCAAAAGAACGCGCGAATTTAAACGTGTTGAATGGCCTGAATGGATGGCATTTTTAGAATCAGTGGCCGCAGATCGAGGCGTAAAGATACCGTTATCTAAACGCCAATGTGAGGCTATGGGCTATGAGTGATGCTGTGCGTCTAGCCCATTATTACGCTGGAGAATGTCCCTTGAGCCAGTCTTTGAGTGCATCGTTCATGCGAGTTTGCCAACCTTTGCCAGAAGCGCGGAAGGCTTCTAAAACATCAGTATCAAAACGCACGGTAATGGATTTTTTAGTAGCTGCTTTTTGTTTGCCTCGTCCTCGTAATACGGCCTGCATATCTTCAGGTAATGCTGAAAACGATATGGCATTTTTAAGATCGATTGTCGTTAATTCGCGAACTTCGCCGTTAGCATCAGTTAGTGGTAAGGGGTTTGTCATGTTTTTTAGCCTCTCTGGAGTTAGCTTTGCGAAAACTGATGACTCGTATACCGTCAGTAATAAACACAAAACACAAGATATGCAAACGACCATCAAGATAACCGATACCGATATGGCGGATTTCTCCGTAATCAAAACGGTCATCAATCAGGAAGACTGCGGTTTCAAAATTAAAGTTGACCGCACGCTCAAAACTAAGATTTCGTTCTTGGATGTTCTTTTCGTTTTTCGCGTGGTCATATTCGATTTTCATGATCTTATTGTCGTTACAAAAAGAAATATTAGCAAGTTATTTGTAGTTACATTTTAAGAAGGGCTGATGAGTAAGTTACGAAAAAGCGCACGCTATCAAAACTGCATGATCAGGATTCCTGGTGTCTGTAATTTCAACAGTGAAACAACGGTGCTGGCCCACCTAAACGGGGCAGGTATGGCGAGAAAAGAAGATGACTCAGAAGGCGCTTTCGCATGTTACGACTGTCACCAAGCAGTAGACGGTAAGCCTACCAAGAAACATGGGTTTTCTAGCGATGAAATTAAGCTCATGTTTTTTGAAGGTGTAAAACGGACGCGCGATTTTTGGCGGCACAACGGTTATATGCAGGTGTATAGATGATTGTCGAGTTTGATAAGCCTGATAGCAAATTATCACCTAATAACAAGAATGGTAAGAGTTATCACGTTTATAAAAAAGCAAAGGTTAAAGCTTTTGAAGAAGCAAAGTTATTAACGCGTGTTGCGTTAGAAAAAATAGGGCGGGAAATAATAAATATCCCTTCCTGTTTAAGAATTCGATTTATACATCCTACGCGTAGAAACTTCGACATAGATAACAGCCTTGCCAGCGCTAAGGCACATATTGACGGATTTTCTAAGGCATTAGGTGTAGATGATTCGATATTTACAACTATGATCATTACCAAAGAATACCAGAAGGGAGTAAGCAAAATGATTTTCGAAATTAAGGAAAATTCTCATGGCTGATTATTGCGACCAAGCATCAGATCTATCACAAACACACCTGGATATTGCTATTAAGCAAAGACGCGATGAAGTTGTTAAAAATATCGATGGCGACGGAACATGCTTAGAGTGTGGAAATACAGTTGATCAGATTGAGCACAATGGGGAAATAAGAACGCCTCGTTGGTGTTGCATTGAATGTAGGCAAATATGGGATAAAGATAGGCAATGAATTTAACGCCAATGTTGAGGGTTTGATTGTGGAAACGATAGTGTATGCGCCTTATGTTTTAGTTGTACTTATTTTCTGTTACGTCATGAATGATACGTGGAGACCAAAATGAGAATCTTTTTTATTCGGTGTTTTTTATGCGTGGTTTTAATTATCTTTTCACCGGTTGTCGGCTATATGTGTTGGCAAGATTACAAAAAACAGAGGGATAAATTTGAAAACATTTCCTCATAAACTGGAATTCTACTGTGCTTCCTGCGGAAAGTTTAAGCCTATCGGTGAAATGCGCTTGATTAGAAATAAAGTTAAAAAATGCACGTCATGTATCGACCTTATCATAAAAGCCAATCAGCAGGTAATCAATGAGCAAAAAGCCCAGTAACGTAATGTTTTGGACAACGGAAACAGAAATTGCTTACCTCGACAAAATAGGCAAAGACTATCCTGAAATAAACCGAAGCAAAATAGACTTTTTAAAAGGATACATTAAAGCAATTGATAAACGCGTAAGCTGGAATGGCGTTAATCGGTGGGAGGTTAAAAAGCATGCAGAAATGTTGTTACAGCGTGAAATTGAAGATCAAGAATTAAACAAAACCAAATTAAAGGATAGTAATGAAAGTATTTAGCTTAGATAAAAGAGAAGATATTATTGAATGTTTGCATGCGCTTGAAGAAAATAAATTAAAAACTCAGGCAAAAAGAGCTGATTTTGAACATGAATTAACCCTTTGTGTAGAAATTGAATACCTATCAAAGGTGACTATTAACGTAATGCAAAATAAACTGAAGATGCTAGATCTTGTGAGCTTTTGTAATACCGGAAAATACCCAGAGACAGCAAGTGATTTGAAAAAAACAGGTACTTAAATTCAATTTAATAACTGTTAAATAACTGCTATAAGGGATAAATCTATTTTTTTCACATCTATTGTCGGGAGACATTAATGGAATCGATATTACTTGAATCAACACTAACCAATCCCGCTTCAGTTCTGCAAGGCGTACAAGGTTCTGCAAAAGTTATGACGTGGGCAAATACGCCTGTGTATAGCTATGCAGGCCGCTTGGCCGCCGCGCAATTACCAGCTGCACCTACCGACGTTATAGTGATTCAAGGTAACGCTTCTAAAACACTTAAAATTCAATCAATCATTTTATCAGCTGAATCAACAGCAGCGGGCATTATCCCCGTATCAATTATTAGACGGACCGCTGCTAATGTAGGCGGCACATTTACGCAATTAGGTTATACACCTCACGATATTACTGAGGCAGCTGCTACCGCAGTTGTAAAAATATCAAGTGGATCTACCGCGCCAACGTCATTAGGTGCTGTGTTTGGTGCCGGTAACACTCCCGCAGGTAACGGCATATTAGGTCAACAATTTATGGTGTGCGCAAATAACGGTGGCGTTGCTCCGGGACCAACACTTTGGAGTTTGGAGCAATTAGGTATTAAACCGTGGATACTGCGTGGTGTTAATGACTTTATTGCTATCAATTTGAATGCTGCTACTTTACCCGGCGGTTTTCAATTAGATTATGAAATCGATGTTGAAGAAGACACTTCGGTAATTGGTGGGTAATAGCTTTGGCTAAACTAACTGAAAAGCAATGGAAAGAAATTGAAACTCGCCTTTCAAGAGGGGAAAAAGCAATCGACCTAGCGAAAAAGTTTGGTGTGACTAGAGGCGCAATTAGTCAGAAATTTTCTAAACAAATTAAACACGTTAAAACATTAGCTAATCAAATAGTTGAAACTGAGATTGCTATACAAACAGCACCAATTACTATACAAATTGGTGCATTTAGTTTGGCTAATGAATTATTGGCTATATCAAAACACATGGCAACCGGCGCTACGTTATCCGCAATGAACTACAGTCGCTTATCAAGTATTGCTAATAAGAAAATTTCAACACTTAATGATGACGCATTAGATGAAGAAGAATTGGCTATTGCTAGAACACTTACGGTCATGAGTAATGAAGCGGCTAAAACGCCCATGGACCTTATTAAAGCTAATGCAAGTTTAAATAAAGACCAAAATACAGACCAAGAAGAAAATAGTTTTGCTGCTTGGATTAAAGGCGGTGAAGGAAAAATTATTGGGGTGGCTCAACATTGATCACTAAAGAACATCTTGATGATCCTTGGTGGCGCATTACCAGCGGTGAGATTTATAAAATCATCGTAAAAGGTGATGACGATAACGATGAAGGTTTAATAGTACCGTTTAAACCTAATGATGTGCAGTTAGAGCTCATGAAATCATTGTGGCATCGTAATGTCGTATTAAAAGCCCGGCAACGCGGTATTACAACCCTGATAGCCATTATGTGGTTAGACACAGCGCTTTTTAGTAAAGATCCGATTCAATGTGGGATTATTGCGCAGGATAAAGATGCCGTAGAGATTATCTTTCGACACAAAGTTAAATTTGCTTATGATCATTTACCAAAATTTATGCAAACTGAATTTCCTTTGGTAAAGGATTCAGCAAGAGAGATACAGTTTGCGCATAACTTATCGTCGGTTCGTGTGGCTACATCGATGCGGTCAGGCACGATACACCGATTGCATATATCTGAGTTCGGTAAGATTTGTGCTAAATATCCTGATAAAGCCCAAGAAGTAATTACCGGCTCTATTCCCGCTGTGCCCAAGTCTGGGATATTGGTTATTGAATCAACCGCAGAAGGGCAGGAAGGCGAGTTTTATAAGATTACTAAGCGCGCTATGGATCAATACGATACAAAAGCCACGCTCAGTATCAAAGATTATAAGTTTCATTTTTATAGCTGGTGGGATGCCGACGAATATGAGATTGATCCTGAAAATGTACTCATTGATGAAAAGTATTTAAAACACTTTTATGAAACAGAAGCCAAAATTGGTCATGTTTTGACAGAGCATAAACGCGCTTGGTATGTGGCAACCTGTGAATCTGATTTTTCAGGCGATATGTGGAAGATGCGCCAAGAATACCCAAGCACACCAGAGGAAGCCTTTCAAATCAGCACGGATGGCAAATATTTCTCTGAGCAAATGAGTGCCGTTAGAAAAACGGGGCGTATTGTGCCTTCTGTGCCTGTTTTACCGGTGCCTATCAATACCTTTTGGGATATTGGTAAAGGTGATATGACTGCTATTTGGTTTCATCAGTTTGGCACATTGCAACACCGATTTATTAACTATTATGAAAATAGCGGTGAGGATTTGATCACCTATGTGCGGTATTTGCAGTTATTAGCCAGTGAACGCGGTTATGTGTACGGTAAACACTATATACCGCACGAATCTGATCATAAACGCATTGGGGCGACGCCTGATACATCAAAATCGATTAAAGAAATGCTTGAAGAGCTTTATCCAGGACAACGTTTTGAGATTGTGCCAAGAGTAACCAATAAATTGTCAGGCATTATGGCGACCAGAGCAGCTATGAGTGCCGCTGTATTTGATGAAACTAATTGTGGTCAAGGCATCAAGCGCTTGGACAATTATAAGAAACGCTGGGTAGCGGTGACAGGATCATGGGCCAATGAGCCTTTACATGATGAAAATAGTCACGGTTGTTTGATAGCTGGCACACAAATATCAACAACCAGAGGATTAGTATCTATTGAAAATGTTGTTGTTGGTGATCAGGTTATATTAGCTGATGGTTTTGTTGGTGATGTTACTCATTCAGGATTAATTAAAGAATCAATAACGATAATTATTGAGCTATCAACTGGAGAGTTAATTGAATGCTCACCTGAACATAAGATATTCACGATAAGAGGAGTCTTACGTGCTGATGCATTATGCTATAATGACATTATTTCAACAGATAGGAAGCCACTATGGAATATCAAACAATTCATGCGTGTAGGACTACGGAAAGGCGTTATCGAATATACCAAGGCGTTAAATACTGGTTATGGTCTAAAAGAGGATATTACGTATCTCAACGAAATGGCGTGCAAAGCCTTTTACATCAGGTTTTATGGAATGATAGGGTCGGTAAGATTGCAAATGGTTTTATTGTTTTCCCAATTGATGGTGATTACGACAACCTTAATGAAGAAAACTGGGGAACAAGACAGCAAGGTATGGTTAGGCGAAAAAAAACAAAGAATCCATCACAAGAATTTAATGGTGTTGTCTTTTATCGAAAGCCGGAAGGATATTTTAAGTCAGATTATAAAAGAGATGGTGGAAAGCTTTTGCATAGGGAAGTATGGATTTACCATAACGGAGAGATACCACAAGGCTACCACATTCATCATATTGATGAAGACAAGGCTAACAATAGCATTGAAAACTTACAGCTTATATCGGCATCAGATCACTCAAAAGAGCATGGAAAAACTAATCCTTGGGTTGGAAGCGAGGAAAATAAAAGACAACTATTGTCAGTTAATGATAAATCTAAAGAGTGGCATGCCTCTGAAGCTGGTAAAAAATGGCATGCTGAGCATGGAAAAAAGACGTGGGAAAATAGAATATCAGTTAAAAAGAATTGCATTATATGTAACACGGAGTTTTCAACGCCTTATCCTACAAGAAAACATACATGTTCAAGAAAGTGTTACTACAGTGATAGCATTAACAAAAAACAACAATCTGAAACCGGTTTATGATTTAACTATAGATAAGCATCATGCTTATTATGCTAATGGAATATTGGTAAGTAATAGCGATGCATTCATCCAATGGGGACAAGAAGTAGCCGCAGGCAATATGTTCGACTCCGGTAAAAGCAAAGCATTTGATAGATCACAATTAAAACGAAGCTGGCGATAGCCTAAACAAACACTCACTATTGTCGGGAGACAACAATGTCGGTATTTAACCAAATGACTGAAATAACCAGTCACCAAGAAAATGTTACGCATTTAACGCCAGAAGATCAGCTTATCCCACAAATCGGTGATGCTGAAGCGGATAGTTGGAATATTTATAAAGTCCAACGCATATTGGATGAAATACGTAATCAACCTCGATGGAGACAGGTAGCTGATAGAGAGTGTGCTTATTATGATGGCAATCAACTCGATGCAGATGTTATAGAAGAGCTGGCTAATCGAGGCCAACCGCCTTCAATTGACAATTTGATACAACCCACTATCAATGCGGTACTTGGTATGCAAGCTAAGACGCGCGTTGATACCAAAGTAGAGCCTGAAGCCGGCGAAACAAATAACGATGTCGCTGAAGCTTTATCAATCGAGGTTAAACATCATGGTGATTCAGCTCGCGCGAATAGAGCAAAGTCTGATGCGTATGCTGAGCAGATTAAAGTAGGGATTAGCTGGGTAGAAGTGGCATTCAATTCTGATCCTTTTAAGCCTAAAATTCGTTATGAGCATATTCATAGACGAGAAATGTATTTCGATTGGCGAGCAAAAAAGCCAGATTACTCAGATGGACGGTATTTAGTTCGTAGACAATGGTATGACCAAGACGTATTGATGGAAGCCTTTCCAGAACAGCGCGATTGGATAAGAAATGCTATGAGTGAACGGGCGGGCTGGGATATGGATTTGACAGGATTTAGTCAACTAACCCAACGTAATGATGCTTTTGATTCATCAACTGGCTTTACTATGACCACCGAACAATACGAGTGGATGAATGTCACGCGTCGTCGATTGATGGTTTATGAGGTTTGGTACAAGGTACATGAAACCGGCATGATTATTAAAATGCCTAATGGCAAAATCATGGAGTTTGACGACAAAGATCCGTTGCATCAAGCCATTGCTCAATCAGGTGCCGTGCAACCAGAAAAAGCCGTTTACGACAAAGTGAGAGTGGCTTATTACATTGGGCCGCGATTGGTGGGTGATTATGCCAGTCCGTATAAGCATCGACACTTTCCGTATGTACCGTTCTTTGGCTTTAGAGAAGATGCTACTGGTATTCCTTATGGATTGATCAGGGCTATGATGAGCCCACAAGATGAGATCAATGCGCGTAAGTCTAAGATGTATTGGTTATTGTCTGCTAAACGCGTCATAGCCACAGAAGAAGCTGTTGAAGATCATGCGGTAGCAGCTCAAGAAATCGCTAGACCGGACGCATACATTATTAAACGTAATAAACCCGGTGAATCATTTGAAGTACAAGAAAATGGTCAAATGGCTCAACAGCAGTTTCAAGTCATGCAGGCTGCCAAAGAAGCGATTCAAACAAACGTGGGGGTGCATAATGCCACATTAGGGCGTGATTCAGGCGCTACGTCAGGTTTAGCTATTAATTCACTTGTTGAGCAAGATGCAGTAACGCTCGCTGATATCAATGATAACTTTAATATGGCAGCGCGGCAGGCTGATGAAATCTTGTTAGAGCTCGTCATTCAGTTATTGTCAGATATGCCTAACCATGAAGTCACCGTAACAGATGATAACGGCAATGACCGTATTGTTGTCTTGAATCAGATGACGCAAACTATTCAACAACAAGATCCAACAACAGGGCAGGTCGTTAATGTTCAGCAACCGTGTATTGATCCTAAAACGGGTCAACCTACTATTCTTAATGATATATCTCATATTAATTGTAAAGTCGTCTTAGCAGATACGCCTGCGACGCCAACATTCCGCAATCAGCAGCTTGTTCAAATCACTGAGCTAGTCAAATCGTTGCCGGGTAATGTGCAAGCGATGTTGATGCCATTCGTTATTAATGCAACAGACTTGCCGTATCGTAAAGAAATGGCTGATTTAGTGCGTAATGGTCTAGGCTTAGGTGATGGCGGTCAAGATCCTGTCGTGGCTCAATTACAAGCTGAAAATCAAAAACTACAGCAAGAGTTAAAAGCTAAGAACCCACCGGAATTATTGGCGGCTCAAATAGCTAAGATGCAGGCTGAGGTTGATAAGATTAAAGCTGATACGGTTGAAACATCGAGCAAAGGTCTATACGAGATGATACAAACGGCAATGGCGGCGGCAGCTAACCCTGCCATTGTGCCTATTGCTGATTCAATCGGTAAATCTGTAGGTTTTGTTGATAAAAACGGCGGTGGTATTGCAGATGGTCAGCAAATAACCCCGCAACAAGGTCAATCTATAGGTGGAAATCCACAAACTAACCCTAATGCACCTGTAGCTCCCCAAACACCAACACAAAGCTTACCGCCACAAATGCAACAACCACCCATAGCGCCATCACCCGCGCAAGGCGTCGCTTCTGGTATAGAACAACAAGGTAATCAAATAACCCAACAATAGGTATTAAATATGCAATATAAACCAGTCACTGTAGAAGTAGAGCGTAAACCTAGACCGATTCAAGCATTATCAGGTGTTCCCTTGCGTCAAGAAGTAGAACACGAAGAGCAAAACGGCTTTAAAATATTTACCGGTCATGAAGATGGCGTTATCAAGCAGGATATGATTCAAGTACATGAGGGTGTGGTTATCTCTCATGCACAAGAGCTATTAGATACCAAAGATCAGCATGTCATTGATACCCTAATTGAGCTGGGATGGACACCGCCGACTAAATCTGAATAACGCAAGCAGTTTTAAAGTTTAATAAAAACCCGTCTAGTACGGGTTTTTTAAGCCGCTTTAAGCATAAAATCAACATGCACAACATCATAAGGAAATAACACCTTTCCATTGTCTGTCTTGTCAACTAGGCCGCAAAGTATCAAAGCTGTAATATCGGTGTGTACCGCTTTTATGTCACGACCTACACGACGAGATACTTCTCGAATTGTTAACTCACCTTCACCTGTCATGACTTTTAAAATTTGCCAACGCTTTAAGGTCATGGTTTTCCATAACTGATCTTCTGTTTCAAAATCAATATAAGCGCCTTGAGGTTGCCCAGTATTCCATGCCGTCAAAAATCGTTTTGATACGGCTTCTTGGCTAGCAATGCCAATAGTTACTTCATTCATATTCTTTCCTCACTTTATTTACATCTAACCAAAAGTCAGCTAATAACTGCTCAGGCGATTCAAATTTATAAGCGATCTCTCCAGCTCCGTAATGTTTGTGATCACCTTTTCCTGCTTCATTGTCATAACGCAATACACATTGACCTTTAATAACCAAGACCAGTCTATATTTAAAATAGTGAACACTACCATCTACAGGTTTAGGCAACCGCCATAAAACCAATTCAACAAAGCCATTAGAGCCTTGGGTAAGACGTTGTTTAAATAATAATTCTGCTTTCATGTTGTAAATAATAACAACACTTAATATTGATGTCAATTACTCCAACAATACGACGCGCAAAAATAGGTATGAATTATTTCTTGAGCCTATTTTCTATCTCTGCGATAAGGAATACAGATCGTCGTGAGACGTGAAACCAGCGGCCAACCTGCGATAAGGTTGGATTACGCATACCAGCGATAAGGTAATCATGTCGGGAGACATTAAGATGAGTTTGATAGAGCAGTACAGAGATAGTGGTGAATTACCGGATGACCCTGAAATCCTGTTGAAATTACATGCAGAATTACAGGCGAATGAAGCAGTAGATAAACAAGTTGAAACGACTGTCGAGATGACAGACGGGGTAGCAACTGACCCAATCGATGCAGAGGTTAAAGATGAGGCAACACCTGAAGGAATTCTCTCTAAAGATGGGAAACACGTTATTCCTTATGATGCGTTAACCAAAGCGAGAGAACAAGAACAGGCCGCCAAACGGGAAGCGCAAGAGTTACGTGATGAAATTGAAAGATTAAAATCACCTCAAGCGACACAATCAACTGCATTTTCGGCAATGACCGAAGAACAGCTAGCTGATTTAAAAGAATACTTCCCAGATCAATACGAGATATTAAAGTCCCAACAAGACGCTTTAGTGGCTAATCAGAATCGGCTTAGAACGCTTGAAGATAGAGAAGCGCAACGTATCGCAGAAGAAGGGGCCAAAATTGCTCAAACGGTTCAAGAAAACATCGACAACAACCCCGAGTTGAGTCACTGGCAACGCAATGATCCTGTGAAATGGGCGAGAGCCGTACAAATGGACACTGACTTGCGCACTAATGACCCTGAATTTGCAAATCTTACTCAGGCAGAACAGTTTGCAAAGGTTGCTTCGGCAATGGTTGCAATCTATGGCAGCCCTGTTAAGACGGTGGCAACACCAGCAGCAGAACCGGTTAAACCTACCTTGGCAACCGCAAAACCTGTTGAAAAGCCACCGATTAATAGTCTATCGGATCTTGGCGCTGGCATTCCAGCCGAGTCGTCTTTAAGAGATAGAGCCGAGGATATGAGTCAAGCCGCACTCATTAACAATTTTATGAGCATGACTGCAGACCAGCGAGCTGAATTCATTGCTCGAATGTAATATTAATGCCATTGTCGTGATGACAACGGATTACCCAAAATTAGCTAAAAAATTATCGTCGTGATGACGAAAAGAGGCTTATATGTCAGGTTATCAAGTTAACGTCGGCAGCGCTTTAGACGCAAAAGTCTATGGCGCGGCCGTCTTTGCTGGAGTACAGCAACAAAAAAGTTTTATGAATTTACTTTCAGGTGAAGCCCCTAAAATCGGTGACGCTGCAAGTAAATTAAAAGGTCAGTCTAGCCCGGACATGCCTATCGTTAAGATTATGGATTTAACATCTAAATCAGGCGATAGAGTCTCTGTGGATTTATTCAATATCTTCAGCGGTAAACCTGTTATGGGCGATAAACGTATTGAAGGTAAAGGGATGACTGCGACGACTTCAAGCGCTGATATCTACATTAACCGTTCACGCGGTATGGCAGATACAGGCGGCAAAATGACACAGCAACGTACCGTTCATAATTTGCGTACTATCATTCAAGCAGGTCTTGAAGGATGGGCGGGTCGTTTAGAAGATCAACGTTGCTTGATTCAATTAGCCGGTGCGCGAGGTTATCAAGCGACTGCGGATTGGGTAGTGCCTGTGTCAACTGATCCTGATTTTTCTGATATCGTGGTGAATACAGTGCAAGCGCCAACGTATAACCGTCGTTTCTTTGCAATGTATACAGGCACAGGTGTTACACCACCTACCAGTATCACAGGCATAACCAATGCAGGCGCTTTAACACTGTCTGAGATTGATGCCATCGGTTCATTATTGTTTGAATCAAACGTGCCATTACAAAACATCAAATTAAAAGATGATGAATACGAATGGAACGAACCTTTATACGTCATGTTCGTAACTGAACGTCAATGGGCCATCTTGAAAAAGGTATCTGGCGCATTGTGGCAATCAGCGTTAAGCACTGCCATTAAACGTTTTGATGGTACTAAACGCCACCCATTGTTTATGGGTGATTCAATTATGTGGAACGGCATCTTGGTTAAGAAATTGTCGCGTTATGCAATTCGTTTCCCTGGTGGTTCAACCATGATGGAAAACAACGCTACCAGTACAGCTGAATCTGCAGTAACTGTGCCTTCAACTACATCTGGTTTCAGTGTAGACCGTGCTTTTATCATCGGTGCGCAAGCATTGATTAAAGCTTACGGTAAAGAAGGTTCACAAGGTTCTAACATTTTTGCTTGGAATGAAGAGCTTGTAGATCATAAGTCTGCGGTTGAAATTTCATTGGCAATGACTGAAGGTACTGCAAAAACACGTTTCACTATTAACGGTCAAATTACTGACCACGGTGTTGCGGTTATTGACTCTTATGCACCGGCTGTAGGTACTACTGAGTTTAACAGTATTGTGACTGCTTCTGCGGGCAAATACTAAACAGACGGCCCTCTGCGTAGCAGGGGGCTTTCTTAACCTATTCTAAGGAAATGAAATGACTCAATATTTTTATCAGCTAGGTAATGATATTACTAAGCTACCCTTTAATGGCCCAGAAGGTACTCAGGCAGTTTGGTCAGGTGTTCATCAAGCACAAGCTATTCCTGCAACAGTGGGTGGGTTAACGGTTACTGCGGGTGACTTAGTAGAAATACCATTATTTTTAGTCCCCTCCGGCACACGCTTAAATAGCATTAAATGGGCATGGGATGCGGCAATTGCTAATGCGAGTTCAACGGCGGTGTTTGCATTACGTAAACAAGAAGTTTCTCTTTATAACCAATCAGGTCCCGGTGGTATTTATAACGTAACTCAAACAGGCGTATCAACCGGCACTCCATTGACGACTTATGTAAATGACCAAGGACAAACGCGTCCTATTGGCTTTGCATTGGCTAATGGTGCTGTTTCTGGCTCTGTTCCGGGACAAGGTGCTTTACCGGGTGTTTCTGGTGCGGGCTCCGCTGTTTCGCCTACCGTAACTTCTGCGCAAAATGGTTCAGCATGTATATTGCCATTAGGTCTTGAAGGTACAACTTATGTTCCAAGAGGACAGTCAGCGGTGGGCGGTCAAATCCGTACTGTATTACAAGACAATTATTACTTGTCTTTATTAATCACTGTCGGCACTACTGGCGCACCTATTACTGGTACACCTAATATTTTTGTAGGCGTTGAAGGCGAGTTCGTCGGTAACTTGTAAACTCTTATGGCCAAGGATGGCTATTTTTTAAGGATCTATCATGAGTAAAATTACTTTACGTTTAAAAACAGAGTTAATTGGCGCACACCCCATTACAGGCATTACCAGTATTAGCCCTGATCTTTATCCAGATACACAAAATCCGTTTGTTGAATTAACAGAAGAGCAGGCAGATGACGTTTTAAATTCTGGTTTTGGCCATGTATTTGAAATTGTTGAAGCGCCTAAAGCAGTTAGCAAATCAGGTAAAGCAAAAAAAGCAAAAGTCGGTGATGAAGCAGAGGCGGCGGCAGAAGACGCAGAAACCCCTGTTGAAGATGAAACGGCAGAAGACGCAGAACACTACTAATTAAAAAGCAAAACCCTAGACAGCGACCAACTGACTAGGGTTTCTATCAATCAATTGAATATAGCAACTGATTAATTATGGACAAATATAGCAGATTAAAAATAATTTTGCATTCAGAGAAAGGCTTAAAAATGGATATTCCGCATAATGAATTTATTATTAGGTGTTTTGGTATCGCTATTATTTTTTGGTCATTAGCACCATTAATATCGGCTATCCGTTGGTGGTAACAACGTGTTTCTTAATAATAAAGAACTGCAATCTTGGCGCTTTATATTAATTTGGATATGGGTAATGTTTGTGACCTCAATACCTATTTTAATTATTTATATAAACAAGGTAAATAATGCAATATAACGACCTACTCAATGATGTTATTCTTGATGCGCCGGGCGCTCCTGTTCCTATTGCATTAAGGGCAATTAGAGAGGGCGTTAGATTGTTTTGTAAAGAATCTATGGCTTTAAGGCATGTTGTGGCAAGTAGTGAGTTGAGCTATAGCAGCGGAATTTATACCATAACCGCGCCTATTGGCACTCAAATCGAAAGCGTTATATCGCCTATGGTTTTTAATGGTAGTTATACCGTTTACACCTTTTCAGATGGATCAACCAGTACCTTGCCTACTCCTCCTGCCGGTACTACTTTAATTGATACTCAAAGTTATTCAATTCATCACAGAGATATTCAAGGTGCCAGCCCAGAATGGCTGGACATCAATTACCCCGGATGGCGTACCGCAACCGCGGAAAAAGACATTAAGTTTTTTTCTATGCAATCTAATAACACGTTTGTTTTAACGCCGGATGATAACGTTGATAGATCAGATTATTTAGTGGTGTCATTGATTCTCATGCCGAATAGGTCAAGCACGTCATTAAATTATGATTTTGGTAATCGTTGGTTTGATGGCTTAGTAGCAGGTTCTAAATATTTATTATTAATAACACCTGGTACAGAATGGAGCAATCCAGAACTTGCTCAGTATTACAAAGCTAAATTTGATGAGTACGTTATGGAGGCTAAACGCTACCTTCGTACCGGTTTTAGACATCCGCAAGCGGATGGCATTAATCACGTTAAATTACACTATTAAATATCGTCGTGATGACGAAAAGGAAACACCATGGCTTCAACGACTGACGCAGTAACGATTACCAATAGGGCTTCATTATTACTTTCTGATGCCTCTCAAACGCGTTGGTTGCCGGCTGAACTTCTAAATTGGATTAATGATGGTCAGTTAGAGATTGTGGCTTTAGTGCCTAATGCTAATCCAACTACGTCTACGGTTACTTTAGCTGCTGGCGCTAAGCAAACTGCCCCCACTGGAGCGGTTTTAATTAATGCGTTTGTCCGTAATATGGGAGTCGGGGGTTCAACGCCGGGCGTAGGTATTCGACAAGTGACTCGAAAATATATGGAATCGTTCATTGCAGGATGGTTGACGGCAACCCCTAGCATAACTGTGACGCATGTAGCGTATGATCCTGAAGATTCTAGCACTGATTTTTATGTGTATCCGCCACAACCTGCATCAGGTATGAGTAGCATTGAAATTGTTTATTCTTCATTGCCAACGGCAATTTCTGACCTAAATATTGGCACTAAAATTACTATTAAGGATATGTATGCTAATGCGTTATTAGATTACATTTTGTATCGTGCATTTGCTAAAGACTCTGAATACGGCAATCAAGACGGTAAAAGCCAATCACATTACAAAATGTTTTCGCAATCGATTGGCGTTAAATACACTATTGATTCTTCTATTGGCGGTCAATCGCAATCAGATGGTAATCAAGGTGGGAATCCAGCGGCTAATTTAACTAACACCCGATAAGGAATAGTTATGGCCTCTACCATTGATGCGGTCACTATCATTAACAAAGCGTCACAACTATTAGGTGATGCGTCGCAAACGTATTGGACGGCGGGCGAATTATTAGGTTGGTTAAATGATGCACAAACTGAAATTGCATTATTAATACCCAACTCAAATACGGCAACCACCGCTATTCAATTAGTAGCAGGGGCTAAACAGATAGCACCTGAGGATTCTATTCGTATCATTGAATTTACCAGAAACATGGGATCTACTGGTTTATTGTCGGGTAATGCTATCAGGCAGATTGAGCGTAAAGTTTTAGACCGTTATATGCCTAATTGGTCGTATGACACACCTAATGCGGTAGTGGTGCATGCCATGTATAACGCTGAAGATGATAATGAAACGTTCTATGTTTGGCCACCTCAACCCGTTACACCGACCTATATTGAAATAGTTTACTCACAACGCCCTGTCTTGATTTCAGATATGAATGTGGGTACCAAAATAACTATTGATGATTATTACCAAAATCCCTTATTAGACTATGTATTGTATCGGGCTTTTGGTCGTGGTACCGAAAGCGCAGGCAATTATCAACGTAGCCAAGATCATTACAAAATGTTTGCTGATATTTTGAGCATCAAACATGAAGCGGATCGTAATGCTAATAACAACATACCCACAAAATGAGCCTTAAAATAAGCAGTTTTTCAGGCATTGCTCCTAAAGTTAACCCGCCATTATTGGATGACACCATGGCGGTTGTTGCGCAAAATTGTCGGGTTGATCGTGGCTCTATTCGGCCGCTACAGGGGTTAACGCAAGCAGTAGCCGCTCCAACAACATTAGGGTTTACGCCTAAAAGTATTTTTAAATATGGATCACCTGCATGGCTTTATTGGGCTAATGCTAACGTAGACGTTGCGATGAGTCCTGTGCCTAATGATACATGGGGACGAATTTATTACACCGGTGGTGAAGCCGCTTATCCTCAATATACATGGACTGGCATGCCGTCAGCGGCTGGATTAGCTCAAGGGATGCGTTTAGGCATTACTCAGCCGGGTAATGGTATGATTTCAAGTATTGGTGTAACAGGTACCGCTACTGGAACGGCTTATCAGCGTTACTATACTTTTAGTTATGTGTCGCCTATGGGTGAAGAAGGGCCGCCCATGGCTAATCCGGTTTCAGTGGCCAGCATTACATCAACACAAACAGCTAATCTTGTTTTTAATACCGAATCGCTCACAAATTATAATTTGGGAACGGGGGCATTTAGACGTATTTATCGCACGGCACAAAGTACTACATCAACCACGTATGAATTTGTGGCTGATGTACCTATTGGAACCTTAACGTATGCAGATTCATTGGTTGATACTCAGCTAGGTGAAGTCATGCCATCTGCGTCATGGTTTCCGCCTAATGCGGCAATGATCGGCTTAAAATCCACCGCAAATGGTTTTTTTATTGGTTTTTTTGGTAATACATTATGTGTATCTGAAAAATACATGCCGCATGCGTGGACGCCTGCTAATGAATTAGCTTTCCCTAATGCAATTACGGCATTGGCAGTTACTACCGATTCTATTGTCGTATTTACGCAAGGCAGCCCCTATTTAGTGACCGGTACCGATCCGGCCACATTAACCGCTATTAAGATCGATAACCCACAATCCGTTCCCTATTGTAAAAGTTGCGTGGATATGGGGGGGTATGTCATGGCCGCTTCACCAGATGGATTGCTTAATATCACTCAGAGCAATATTACCGTTGCTACGCTGGATTATTTGACGCTTACACAATGGCAGGCTTACTCACCTACCACCTTATTAGGGTTCTTTTATGAAGGAATATATATAGGTTTTTCAAGTACGACGGCTTTTATGTTTGATACACGAAAAAGCCCTCATGTACTTACTACGTTAAGCGGTTTTCCTACGATTGTTGGTGGTTATAATGATTTATCAACCGATACACTGTATTTGTTAGATTCAACCGGTATTATTTGGTCATGGGAAACTGGCGCATTATCTACTTTCACATGGACCAGTAAGCCTTTTAGGATGCCAACACCTATTTGTCCTTCTGCCGGGCGCATTTATGCCAGTGGGGCTATCACGGTGCAACTTTTTGCAGATGGTGTTAGCGTGTTTGGCCCTGTCTCTATTCCAAATAGCAATGTGTTTAGATTGCCTGCAGGCTATAAAGCTAAAGAATTTACCATGACATTGAGTGGATCAAATTCGATTGATTCTGTCGCTATTGCAAATGCTATATCGGAGCTGAGTTAATGGCTGATCAACGTCAAGTCCCTAGCGTTCCAGCCACAAGTGATCCCGTATTACGAAATTTTTTATCTGCTGTACGTGAAGCGGTTAATGCAATGTCGGCTTCGGTGGCTAATCAGTCTAGTTCTGCAGCTAATCAGTCTAGTTCTGCAGGCGTAACCAGTGCCAGCATAAGCGCTTTATCTACCACTATTGCTGGTTTGCTTGATACCTCAACACCGCCTGCTGTGACGGGTTTGGCTGTACAGGGCATGCGGGTTAATAACTTTGTGACGTGGAATGCAAGTACCTATGCCAATCTAAGTTATACAGAGATTTGGAGAGCGCCGGCATTAATGAATGCCTCCAGTATGACCGTAGGTGGTTCTTACACTATTAACGTGTTAGGTACAACGAACTGGTCGTCTATTGGTGCTACAGTGCCCGCTATCACTGCTTTGGTTAATGGTACTAAATATATTATTACCGCATTGGGCACAATAAATTGGACAAGCATAGGTTTAGGATCTAATCCGGTTGTAGGCGCTACATTTACTTACAATGGCACTGCTGTCTCTGGGTCGGGTGGTACGGTTTTAACAGCCAACTTTACGTTGAATTCAACACCTGTGACTGGAACAGGTGGCGTAGTTGTTTATGCCCCCGTCCTATCTTCAGCGGTATTAGTGGGCACTAGCAATGGCCATATTTTTGTTGATTCAGTAGATCCGGGAAGTGCTTATGCTTATTGGGTACGGTTTGTTTCTAATGCCAATATAGATGGTCCTTTTAACGCATCAACTGGCGTTATAGGCTCAACCAGTATCAGCAATGGTAATGGGGTAAATGGCTACACTATCACCGCTGAAAACCTATATGCAATACAAGCATGGATTGCCAGCGCGGATATCTTAGATGCGGCTATTACTAATGCCAAAATATCAGGTACCATCCAATCAGATAATTACAACGGCTCAACGCTAGGATGGAGCTTAGATAAAACGGGCGGAAACTTAAATTTAAATCAGTTAACAATCAGAGATAATTTAGGTAATGTTATTCTTGCGTCAGGTACAGGAGTTAATTGGGGCTCAGTTAGTGGTACTGGTAAACCTGCCGATAATGCTACTGTGGGTGCTACCATAGGTGTAAACTTGGGGGGTCAAATCAATTCCAGTAATGCTTCTACTTATATTGCTAATGCTTCTATACAAAATGCACAAATAGGTGATCTTGCTGTTGATACATTACAGATAAAAGGAAATGCTGTAACTGTTCCTTTAGCAGTTTATACCGCTGCTGGTTCTGGTACAGCAGCTACTATACAAACTTTAGTTATTCCTGTTATATCAACTACAGAACCTACACAATTAATTATCTCTTTTGGATTTTGTGCAACTACAGTAGGGTCTGGTGGAGGAGCAGCTGACTATAGGACTTGTTTTCTTAACGTAAATGGTAGTGCTATATTTTTTGATTATTGTATTGATGCTAATAGTGATGCTGTTGGTGCATGGGGTGCTACAATTTTATACACTTTACCAATAAATACATCTATTACTTTAACTATGACCTTAAATGTAGAAGCTAATGTTACATCAAGGTATATAACTGCAATTTCAGCAAAGAGATAATATGAAAGCAATAGTATATAACATAACTACTGGTGAAATTTTAAAAATAGTAGATATGCCTGAAGAATTTATTCCTTATCAATTAAATGATAATGAGGCATTTTTAGAAATTAATGAGCATGTATTAGATACTACCCATTATGTTTTAAATGGTTCAGTAATACCCAGACCTATTCAAGAAACTAAACTTTCAAAGACTACTTTGACTGCTGATGGTATTGATATAATTACCATAACCAATGCTCCAGATGGTACTTTTACTGCTGTTAATGTAATAACAAAAGACACTATAACAGGTACTATCAATGGTTTAGATACATTCTCAACCACAATAGTAGGCACGTATAACATCACCGTAACTGCCTGGCCTTATCTTGATTTTGAAACGACTATCGAGGCTGTTTAATATGCCATTTGTTATTACAAAACCCATAACCGAACAGCAATCTGAATACATAGCGCTTATTAATGAGTTAGCGGGTCAAAAAATTACAGCTAAATATCCTATTTATAAGCAACTAAATGTTATGAGGACAACTGATGTGACAACCATGAGCACATGGATTGATAGCATTAGAGCATTGGCTCAGGCGGCTAAAGTGACAATTACTGCGGCGCCTTCAATAGTAGAAATTAAAGCGGCGAAAGCGGCCTTTGAAACAGCAATAGAGTCGCTATGATAGGGCGCTTCAATTTAGTTGATATACGTTTAGCCTGGGATAGGATTAAGCCGCATATAGAAAGTATTAGAACCGATTTACACATGGATTGGCGCTCTGAAGATGTTTACGCGCAGTGCATGATGGGACGGGCTTTTTGCTATACCTGCGAAGACGGTTTTATCATTGTTCAACCGCGTGAAAATGGGTATAACTTATCAAAAGAGTTATTTGTTTGGTTGTGCTACAGTACCGCAAATGACGGCCTCTCTGAGTATTACGATGATATTTGTGCGATGGCTAAAAGTGTTCATGCCAAGGCTATTATCTTTAATTCGCCCCGTGAAGGCTTTAGGAAACTAGCCAAGCAAAAGCAATGGCGCACAATGACGGAGTACACGTTACCCGTCTATTGATCTACCCACTACTGTCGTGATGACAGAAGGAATCTACATGCGGTTATTCAAATTCTGGATATGGTTATTATCCCCACCCAAGTTTTATGGGGGCGGTGGAGGAACTACAACCACTTATCAACAAGATAATCCTCAGCAACAAGCTTTAGCAAATGTTGCCAATCAAAAATACGATTATTACCAAGCTAAATACGTTCCTCTTGAAAATCAATGGATGGATACGGTTAGCAATATGAACAACCAAGCCAATCATAATGATGTGTCTGGCATGGCGGCGAACACTTTAAAACAATCACAAGGTCCTCAAACGCAATCAGTCGGTGACTCTATGACGGGCGGTCGTTTACAACGCGGAAATTATGTTGATATGGCCAGCGCTGAATCTAATGCAGCCTCTAACGCGGATATGGGTGTTACTGATCGCATGCTAAAAGGTCAGGAAGGTATTGTGGCTATGGGGCAAGGGCAATCTGCCGGAGCCATTGGTGGCTTAACCGATGTCGCTAGTCAATCAGTGCAAGGGCAAAATACCAATGCCAGTAATGTGTTTGATAGACAGCAAGCCATTAACGGTACTTATGGTACAGGTTTGGGTATGGCGGCGGCCGCTGGCATTAATAAATACGGGAGTTAATAGATTATGGGTGGCAGTAGTTCAAATTCAGTACCTTCATCCGTTGATATGGTGGCATCACAAAAGAATGCCGATTTAGTTAATGAGCAATGGGCCGATTATCAAACACGTTTTCAACCCCAAGAAGCTAACTTAATTAATGAAGTGAATGGTAACGGTGGTTTACAAACAACGTTATTACCGCAAGCATTAGCGCAAGCTTCAGCTGATAATTCTAATGTCTTTAATAGTGAGAAAAACCAGCAAAACAGAGACCTTTCACGTTATGGGCAAGCTATGAATGATGAACAGCGGCAACAACAAGGCACACAGTTTGGTATTGCAGAATCAGCGGGTGCCGCTAATGCTAATAATACAACCATACAAACTGATCAGGATATGAAAAATACTGTCATGAGTGGTGGCTTAGGTGCTGCCTCAGGAGCTGTCTAATGAGTTTATTAAGTAACGGTAGAGCGGGCCTAGGGCAGGCTATGTCTGCTCAGAATAGTTCAACGGCTTTAGCCAATCAAATGCAGGCAGAACGAGCCAAACTAAAAATAGCTAATGATAATGCCAATTCAGCTTCTGCCGGTCAAATGACTGGACTTGCGGGAAGTGCGGCAGTAACAATGGGGCCTAAAGCCTATGACGCTTTGATGACACCCTCCTCATTAAACACCACAAATGCCGCGGGATCATTGGGAGCATCAGGTGATAGTGCACTTGAAGGTGGCGCAGATGTTGC